GAAATGAAGCATACTGATCAACCTAATATTGCCCGTGAACTTGCAATGGATAATTTAGTTGATGATCCATTTTATTATACTCATTTAGATAAAATTGAAAAATATCATAGTAATCCAACTACAGATCATGGTAAGTTGATGAAAAGGCGCCTGGTTTTTTCTCAAGGGAGCAAATTGTCGATTTCTTAAGTAGTAAGAATATTAGCCCTAAATATATTGAGATGATTAAAGTTCATATGAATTATCCTATGAGTAGAATAGATTTATCTGATTTATTTAAAAGGATATTTATGAGGAATCAATATCATGATTTAATGAATGATTTAATTTATGTTAAAGAAAATAAAAAAAGCAAAATGAAACATATACAAACATATGAGCAATTTAATGAGAGTAAAAAACCTTTCGTAAAATTTAACGATTTTATAAATGAGAATAAAGAAGCTTCTGAATTATTAAAGGAAGATGTTGATTCTTGGTTTAAAGCTCAATTAGATAGAGAATTAGATTTCTTAAAACAAGGTGTAGACGATACTGAGAATATTGCAGCAGATGAGATTGCTAATATTATAAATGCATGGATTGAAGACCATACTGGCATTGATATAGTGGTATTAAAGCATTATCCTGAAACTGTAGATGTTAAGGATTTTGTTACTCAATGGGTAATGGCAAAAGCATAATATATACAACATGAAACACATTAAGAAATATAAAGATTTTATAACAGAAAGTCAAGTTAATGAAGCTTCAGTTGAGAAACGAGGCAAGTATCAGGGTATTAATTTTAATATTATGCATAATGTACCTAAGGGTTATTTTATAGTTGGTACTGACAGTGAGTCTAAGAATATATTTAAAGGTAACTTACAATATTTTGATAAGATTGACCAAGCTGAAGAACATGCAGAGTTAGAAATCGATGGTTATTTAGATGAGGGTGTAGACCATGGCAAGGAAGTAGAGGTAAATGAAGGTTCTGTTAAGAATATAGTTTCACAGCATACATCAATTGCTTTAGATTTAGACCATTTATGTAATCAAGCGCAAATTATTAGAAGTGATTTACAGAAGGTTATGCAACCTAAGGATATGAAAGAATACGATAAGAAATTAGCTAAATTAAGAATTGCTATACTTGATTTTAGCTCCGTTTTCGAGAATAAATAAATAAATAAAAACAAATATAAATATGAAAAACATCAAATCATTTGAAGATTTTATCGCTGAAAATAAAATATCAGAAGACGGTAAAATTGTAGAAGGTGCAGAGTCTACTGAAGTTAATGAAGCTGCTTCAATTAGTTCTATTTCTAGTAAATTAGAAAAAGTAATTAAAGATATGAAGAAAACAGTTGGTCAATGGAAAGAAGAGAAAGATGCTGATAAAAAAGCTAAGTTTAAAGAAACATTAAAAGACTTAACTGAAAAGAAGAAAGCTTTAGAAAAAGAGTTACATAAAGCTATTGAAGACCTTGACAAGGATGCTGAATTAAAATCAGACGAAGAATAATGAATTGGAAAAAGAAAACACAACAAGAGTGTGATGAGGCAGAAAGTCGTAAAGACTATACGTGTGGTTATGAATTTTTACCATGGTTATGGTGGATGAGACGAATGTATTTATTAGGATTTTTTGGTAACTTAGCTTTAGGCTGGTTTGGTGGTATAACTTCATTTAATCCAAATAATGAAAATCCAGATTGGATGGGATATTCTATTATTGGATTTTTTGGTGTTTCAGTGCCTGTTTTAATAGGTTACTTATTAAGGAGAGATTATAAAAATTTACAAAAAGGTATAAGTATATAATGTATATTTTAAAATCATATGATGAATTTTTAAATGAAAAAATGTCTATACTACAAAGAAATGAGTAGATATAGACCTAATGAAAATTGACTATGATATTGGTGCTAATATATAGTCAATGTATATCAATACTTATTTGCCACAGGGAATGGATTTAAGTGCTGATAATTGGAAAGAGATGCAAAGTAAATATAAAGCATCGTGGCTTATTGATGTAGATAAAGATAAAGACACTGATGCATTTATCATTTATAAAAATACTAAATATGGAAATAAATTATCTTTATTAAAAGATGGTATTATTATAGACCATTATCTAAAATAGATAAAATCATATTTAAACGTTTGTATGGTAATTTAAAGTAACGATAAATAAAAAAATATTAGTAATGAAATATATAAAAACATTTGAAGACTTCATAAACGAAAACGAATCATTTGATGAGTTAAATGAAGGTGTTAAGTTTGCTGATATTAAAAAAGTGGCTAAAGATTTTTTATCTGCTACAGAAACTAAATTTAAAGTTAGTGATTCTCAGATAGCTAAACAGAAGAAGCCAGTTTGGAAAGGACCTAAAAAAGTTCAAGAAACAAGTTATAGAATTGCAATTGTAGTTCCTGATAAAATGGCTGATAAGGCAAGAGAGTTTGTACAGGAATTTAAAGAAAAACATGAAGATGAGATAAAAGACTTACCTATCATGTTTTCAGTATCAAGTGAAGTAGAAGGACGTAAGATATTATGGCCTACAGATGATAAAAATTTCTTTGATATTTAATTATAAAAAATTTAAACAAATATGAAGTACATTAAAACATTCGAACAATTCATGGATGATAGAGGTGATTCTATAAATGAAAGAAGGGTATCATTTCACGGTAAGACAGTAAACGATTTATATAGAATCGTAAAGACACATCCTGATTCAGAAATTATAGTTAATGGTAAGTCTTACAATATCATTGATATTGATGAAATGAAAAATGATTTAAAGAACGATACTACATATGGTATTGATGAAGATGGTGGAGAGCATGATATTAAAATTAAAGATATTGATTATATTGAAATAATCGAATCAGTTATTCATGAAAGTGAAGAAGGCGGTTTAAGTCGTTCAGGACATGCTGCATTAGGTTTAAAGCAAGTAAGAATTGTTGTTTCCGGTGATTCAGTACCTGAGAATCAAGATAAAATTTTAAAGTCTATTAAGAAAGCAGACCCTTCTTCTAAGTGTGAATTTTACGAGAAGACTGGTAAGATTGTTGGTACATTTGCAAAAGCTAAAATGGATAACATTAAGCGTGACTTTAAAGGTATTGACCCTAAGATTAAAGTAGAGATTAAAAATCAAACATTAAAGTAATGAAGTACTTAAAAACATTTGAAGAGTTCGACGCAGAACGTAATAATAAAGAGAACGGTGTTAAATCAGTAGATGAAAGGGAATTCACTGATGAGAAAAGAAAAGAATTAGCATCTAAAGGTTTAGCAATGCCTGATGGTAGTTTTCCTATTGAAACCCCTAAGGATTTAGAGAATGCTATAAAAGCACATGGTAGAGCTACTCATCCTAGTACAGTTAAAGAGTTTATCATGAAGAGAGCTAAAGCTTTAGGTAAAGAATCTTTAATACCTGAGGATTGGAAATAATGAGACTACAATCATTTAAACAATTCGTAAATGAAGCTTTGATTAAGCCATCAAAAATCCAAATGGATTTAAGAGCTAAATATGAAGATTGTATTGAGAAGCTTTTCATAGAAGAAAAAGAATCAAGTATAGAATTAAATTTAATTAGAATTAAGCCAGAAAAAAGAGGCGAAGGTTGTGCTACTAATATTATGAATGATTTAGTAGATTATGCAAATAAAACTAAGAAAGTAATTCACTTAACACCAAGTAAAGATTTCGGTTCAACGATTGAAAGACTCATGGAATTTTATAAAAGATTTGGATTCGTAATGAATAAGGGTAGATATAAAGATACTCGATTTAGAAATACAATGATAAAAAGACCAGATTAAAATGAAATATATTAAAACATTTGAAAGCTTTATTAATGAAGACGCTGGAAAGCCTGATTTAAAAAATTATATGTTATTCCAAAACTTACAACAGATTAGGGATAATGTTGATAAATTATTATCAATGGATGCAAAAGAAATTGATGAATTAATATCTAATGGACATGACTGGGCTGCAGACCATATTACTACTTCTAAAGATGATATTGAAGAAGTATTTAATTTCATAAAAACAAATCTCGAAAAAGATAAAGAATAATTTTAAAACCTGCGAAAGCAGGTTTTTTTAGGGTCTATAGGTTTCACATAAACTTTAATTAAAAATAGCATATAATTCTAAAAATATGTTATGAAGTATTTCGCACTATTAGATGATTTATTTACCTTTAAATATTTATTAACTGAGGACTCTTTATCGACGTTATCTGAAACGATGTTGCAATCGAAAAGAGAACTCATTGTAAATGTTCCTATTAGTAACAGCACTGAGGAATTAGATTCAATTGCAAGAATTGAAAGAAATAATAGAATTTATTTCGATATTATTCGTAGAGCTTTAAGTGATAGTTCAGGTTCTTTGGATAATAAAGATTCAATTGCTAATTTTATTGAGAATAACTTAAACAGTGAATATGATACCATTATAACTAATACAGCAGTTGCTGCATTCCTTGTAGATAATTTTAATTTTTGGCCAACAGAACCCAGTGAATCATCTACAATGGGTGGTACTCCTTATATTGCTGGAAATATTGGTAAGTTGAGACTTGTTGTTGACCCTTTCATGGGATGGAATGATACAAGAATGTTTATGTATAATAAATCTAAAGTAAACGTTGCAGCATACTTTGAAAGTGTTACAATTAAAGCTGAAAATACAATGGCTCCAATATCTGAAACTAAATTAATGGTATACTCAGAAGAATTGAGTCCTATTGCAAATTTTAAAGTTAATATACCAACATCTGAATTGATATGAAAGTAAGAAAAAGAAAACTTAAGCACATTGAACCTACATTAAATTTAATAGACGATTTAACAAATTGTACTCCTTCACCGGATTATGGGATGTCGTATAAAGGTTCTGATATGTTCTGGTACCCTGAGAATCATAAACCTGATAGAAGAAATGAGAAGATTGACCCTATGGAAGAACTTCTATTGTTGAAAGATTGAGATATATAAAATATGAGTGATGCACTATATACAATATTGTTATCGATTATCCCTGGTGCATTATATGCATTTATAATCTGGCTTACAATGCCATTCATGTCTTTTAATTTAAGGACATCATATCAGTACGTTTTACTAGGCTGTATTTCTGTAGGTTTAGTAATGTTTGCACATCAATATTTACCGTTCTTATATAGTGACCCAATTACAGTCATGGTAAGTACTCAAATGAGTGACATTGAGTTTCTTAAAAATATGGCTTTCTATGAAGTAGGAATTACAGAGGAAGTATCTAAACTGTTAACGTTTATATTAATATGTAGAGTAAGAAGATTGACTGACTCGAATGACGATAGCAGAAATGATAGTCCTATAGCTACGATGGTTTACTGTGCTATGGTTTCATTAGGTTTTGCTATTATAGAGAATGCACATTATGCTAGTAATTACGGTTCTGATATTCTTATTCCTAGATTATTTACTGCGGTTTTAGTACACATGGAATTAGGTTTAATGATGGGTTATTGGTTGGCATTAGCTAAAATTGATAATACTCAGATTAACAGGTCAGTAATGAGTATTATATTCAAGAAGCATAAAAATTTTAAAACGATTGTATATGGATTAGTTGGTTTAAGTACTGCAGTCTTTGTACATGGTTTATATGATTTTAATTTATTCGTTTTTTCAAATTATGGCGCTCCCTTAATGTATGCTATCCTAGGCTTAGGTGCATTCATAACTTACATCGGTGCTAATCACCTTATAGCGTTAACTAAAAAATAATTTAATCCAAACATAATGAAATTAGATTTTAATGATTTATTAATCGTTCCTGCGATTCAGTCCGATATTGTGAGCAGGTCAGAAGTTAAACCTTATTATTATCCAAGCGAAGATAAGAGTATTTTTCATCTACCAATAATTGCAGCGCCGATGGACACTGTAATTAATAAAGATGTAATTTCTTACTTGGAAAAAAATAAAATTAGTTATTGTATTCCAAGAGGAATGAATGATGTACCACAAAGAAAAGTTGAATCTGGTATAATGTCTTTCCAAAGTTTTGGTTTAGATGAGTTCATAGAAACATTTATTATTAAGACAACGTTTATTGATAACACTTATATTCTAATTGATATTGCAAATGGTCATATGAGTAAAATGACAGATGCTATTAGAAGTTTTAAAAAGAAATATCAAGACCATTATACATTGATGGTAGGTAATGTTGCTAATCCTGAAACTTATAAAGTATTATCATTAGCAGGCGCTGACTATATTAGGATAGGAATTGGTAACGGTAACGGATGTTTAACTACACAACAATTAGGTATTGGATATCCAATGGCTTCATTAATTAGAGAATGTTATTCAATAAAACAATCTATTACTAAAAGCGATTATGAACCTGCTAAAATAGTAGCAGACGGTGGAATGAAGGGTTATAGTGATATTATTAAAGCTCTTGCATGTGGTGCCGATTATGTAATGATTGGAAGTATTTTAAATATGGCATTAGAGTCAGCAGGTCCTACTTATTTTAAAGGTATAAAGATTAACCAATATTCTTCTTTAGCTAAATGGTTATTTAAAAATAATTTTAAATTAACTAAGAAATTTAGAGGAATGTCTACTAAAGAAGTTCAAAAAACTTGGAATAAAGGTCAACTAAAAACATCTGAAGGTGTAAGCAGAACAAGAAATGTTGAATATACAATTGATGGATGGACTAAAAACTTTACTGATTATTTAAAAAGCGCAATGTCATATACTGATAAAAATAATTTGTACTTTTTTACAGGAACTGCAGATATTATTCAGGTTTCCGATAATGCCTACAAACGCTACAATAAATAATATAAATAATATTATATTATGCAAGTAACAATTGAGAAATTAAAGAGTGTAATTGCTAAGAAGAATTACATTTGGTATGAAGATAGACCGAATATTATAGCTATAAGAACTAAATTACAAGTTCCTGATGTATTTAATGATGTGTTATGTTTAGTGTGGAAACAAGCTGTTATGCCTGAAGGTTTATCAGATACTGCTAAACAAGAATTTTTAAATAAGCATTTATTTGTAGGTTCTGATGGTAAGCCATTAAAAGTTGATGGTGATTTTGGACCTAAGAGTCAATATGCTTATAGTGAATATTTAAAGGTTGCAGGTAAAGATAGAATGGTAACATCCATTATTACTACTGAACCTGGAACTACTTATCAAAAGAAATTACTTAATGCTAAAGGAGTTTGGGTAATGATGCCAGCACAAATGGTTGATGCTTATACTCCAGGTTTCCATCAAGGTAAACCAGACCATAGATGTTTAAGAAGTACAGGTAAGATTTATGGTTTAAGAGAAGATGATAAAGATGGTATTTTATTTAATGACAAGGATGCAAAACCTGAATGGGCTGATGGTACTACAATCGGTGCTAATATTCACGGTGCAGTTCATAAAGATAATATTGATTTAACAACGACTGTTGGGCCATGGTCTGCAGGTTGTCAAGTACACAGTAGATGGTCAGCAAAAGAATTTATGATGGATGTCTGTGAGAAGATTTATTCAAATATAAAGAAGTTCACTTATACATTAATCACTGAAGACGATTTTAATTAAAATAAAAAGTACCCAAGTGGTACTTTTTTTATGATTCACATATAAATAATAAGAATTTCCCATGAGCTTTAATATTAGACACTACGACATCGAAATGATTGTTAATGCATATACAGACGGCGGCATAGATGACGTCAAAAGAATCTTTAAAAAGATTGATTCAATGACTTTTAAAGATAAAAAGTCTAACAAGATATATGAGTTAATCGTGGCTGAGAAATATAAGAAAGCGAGTAAAGTGATAGAAAAGTACTTGAAGGGAAAATAAATATATTATACATGAACAAAAATAAATATCGACGATGCTTAATTATTCTACAAAGAGAATTGAGTATCTTTGCAGCGGCGAAGATACTTGGTTAAAAAAAGTATTAAAGAGATTAATCTTTACTAAGAATCCCTATACACAAGATTCGCTAAGAAGCCCAGGAATTAGATTCAAAAGAAATGCAGTTGAAGATGCTGAATGGGATAAATGTAAAAACGATATTGTTTATTTCGCTGAAAATTATTTCTACATCCATACAGTATACGGAGGAATTAAACTTATTGAACTTCGTGGGTATCAAAAAGAGATACTTAGATACTACGTTGACCATAGTACTATTTCTATAGCTTCTAGACAAATGGGTATGAGTACATTAAATAGAATTTATGCACTTTGGTTAATTCTTTTCCATACCAGATATGTTCAATTAATTAATGTGCCAATGAAAGCTCATTTCGATAATATAGAATCTTTAAAATTAGCTTATTCTAAATTACCTTACTACATGCAAAAAGGTGTAGAGAGATTTAATAAGAATGAGATTGTAGTCGATGACCTTTCTAGAATAACAGACCATAGATTAAAGAAAGCTTTATCTCCAGCTGAAGTAAAATACTTTACGGTAATAGTTGATAATACTGCATATTTACATTCAGCTGACTTAGCTGAACTAGAAAAGAAATTAAGAATCGGTGCAAAGTGTATTATTACTGGTACACCTAACGGTGTAAATGCTTTCTATAGATTATTTGAGAATGCTTCTGTAGGTAAGAACACTTATAAACTTAATGCAATTAAAGTTCACTGGAGAAACAGATTGGACTGGGATGATGCATGGGCTAAAAATATGATAGCTAATATTGGTGAAGATGCATTTAATCAAGAATTCAATCTTTATTTTATAAACAAAAGAAAGTAATTCGGATATATAATCCGAAGCCTCGTGCTTGTTACGTCTTAGGTGAAAGCCTTCGAGTAGCCCTAAAAAGCTACGAATAGATTAGCAAATAAAATTAAAAAACGACGGTAAGTTATGAGTACAAAACAACCTACAGCTAGGATAGCTGTGAACAAAAATGTCGTGCCTGCGGGCACAAATGTTTATCTTAAATCAGGCCAAGAATTTGAGATAGAACTATTCAATCCCACAAAAGAAAACGTATTGGCCAAAATCTATATTAACGGTGAATCAATTAGTAATTCAGGTATAATCATTAGACCTGGAAGAAGAGAATGGATTGAACGTTATATTGATAAAGCGAAGAAATTCAAATTTGATGTTTATGAAGTAGAATCTAATGACAGTGATGTTAAAGCTGCCATAAAGGATAATGGTTCTATTAAAGTTGAATTTTATAAAGAGAAACCTAAAGCTAATAATCAATTAATTTTAGGTAACTGGAATGGATTTAATCAACCTATTCAACCAATCCAACCTTATAATCCATGGGGTCAACCTTATCAGCCTTATCAACCTTATCCATATATTTATGGTACATGTAATAATACAGGGACACCATTGAGTGGTAATATTACTTTTACTAACAATCAAGATAATACTTCTTTTCTAAATGTTAGTAGTTCAAATGTTACATTAACTGATAATATGTACTATTCTAATACATCATTTGGATTAAGTGCTGAACAGGAGTGGTCTAATGGTGAAGTTAAATGTAGTTTAAATGAAGATGCTGTTAATAATTTAAAAAGAAGTTTCAGTAAAACTACTAAAGAAGAAACTGGTAGAATCGAAGAAGGTAGTGTTTCAAATCAAACTTTTACAGAAGTTGAAATGGATTTTGAAACGTGGGTACTATCATCTATAGAATATAAACTTTTACCTGTTTCTAAGAAACCTGTAGATATATCATCTATTAAAGTATATTGTGTTGAGTGCGGCGCAGCAAAGAAAAAATCTGCACATAAATTTTGCCCACACTGTGGTACAAAATTTGAATAAATAAATTACTCTAACAAACACGAGGTAAAGCCTTCCTGAAACCGGGAAGGCTTTTTCATGGGAATTAAAAACCGATATATAATTAAATAAATGCTGATTAATGAAGAAGCACAAGAGATATTCTGATATAGTAAATGAAAACAAAGCTATAAAAGAGGATAATTATATAGATAAGGACTTAGAAGATATAAGATATTATAGAGGCAGTATACTTCAGTTTAAGGACTTTTGGGAAAGAAAGACTGGTACTAAATTTAACCCTCATGGTGAAGTTAACTATGAATATCCAAACAGTAGAAAGGAAGAAGATAAGTCATTACCTTATCAAGATTTCGTAAACGGTGAAAGTCCAGTCGTTAAGCATAATCTTAAAACTAGAAAAAAAGGAACTAAATAATGGAAAATTTTATAGAGTCATTTGATGATTTTAGAAATGGCAAAAGAATAGATGAAGATTCTGAAATTGCTGATTTCAACCAGAAGCTTAAAGATTTAGGCGGGAAAGCTAAAGAAGCTAGGGAGTTATCTATGGAATGTAAAGATAAGTATGACGAACATATTAAAAAGGGTGAAGCTGAAGAAGCTACTGTTGAATTATTAAGACATACTAAATATAAAGCTAAGGCTGCAATGATAAATGCTGATATCGATTTAATGAGACTTGAGAAAAAAGGTAAAGTTAAATTAGATGACTCTGAAAAAAATGAAGATTATAATGGGTAGAATGAATGATATATTAATGGGTAAATATAGTAAAAATGATACTAATTATAATCCTATATACATGCCAACATATGAGAATTTTTTAAATGAAACTTCATATGATGAGCAAGACCCAGCGCCTACAGCTTCTACAAGAAGTGAAGATTATAAGACTAAAGATGACTTAAGACATGTATGTGCTATAATCGATGAAATTCTAGGCGTTGTAGGCGACGGTGAAGAATTAGACCAACCTCAAATTGAATTAGTAGATACTATTTATACTAGTATTCAAAAACTTAAAAGGTCTATAGAAGGTAGAGAAGAGCTTAAAAGTAAAGAACAAGAGAAGAGAGAAAAAGAACAATCAGGTGAATAATGAAATCTGTTACTAAAAAAGTTATAGGAAAAGTAGAAGTCTTAGAAAGACATAGAACTCTTAAAGGTTTTATATTCAGACAAGGGCAAGAAGTAGAATACTATTCAATTAGTAGAATTAAACAAGATTGCGGTTGTGGTAAGCCTATTACATATAACGAATTTTATGAAACACAATATGGTTTATTACCAACAATCAAAGGAAAAATTATATGATATATTTATTAAAATCATTTGAAGAATTTAAAACAGAAAAATCATTGAGTATAATAGAAGGTACAGGATATTCATATGGCTGTGCAATGCTATATTTTCATTTACCAGAAATGGATGATTTACATTCTAAGATAGAAGATAGAGATATATTTACAGAAGGTGAAAAATATGGTTTAGAAGATGAACCTCATATTACACTTTTATATGGTATACATTCAGATGAAGTAAGTGATGATGATGTTATTAAAATATTAGACTCATTTAAAGATAAAATTCAAAATGTAGAATTAACTGAAGTTACAAAATTCGATAACCCTAAATACGAAGTATTAAAATTTGATGTAAAGTCAGATATAGTACACGATATTAATAAAGAACTTTGTGATAAACTACCATTTACTAATGATTATCCAGAATATCATCCGCATTTAACGATTGCCTATTTAAAACCAAAGATGGCTAATAAATACATCGATAAATTCCAAAATATTAATTTTAAGTTAAATCCAACCAAGTTTGTTTATAGTAAACCTAGCGGTGAGAAGATTATTCACCCAATATGAAACAATGATTTATAACTTCATATAAACAAAAAGTATGTTATGAAAGTAAACGAGAAACTATTTTACGAACGCCATGTTCCTGAATTAATTAGACAAATGTCGAGAGTAGCAGATGCTTTAGAAAAGCAAAACGAAATCAACGAAAAATTCTTAATCATCGAAAAAAAGAAATGGATTAAGGAAAATAAAGATATTAGTGAATCAAACTCTAGTAAAAAATAAATTTGAAAGATTATTACAAAATACTAGAAATAGAAGATAACGCAACAATTGATGATATTAAAAAATCATATCGAAAGTTAGCGGTCAAATTCCATCCTGATAAAAACCCTGACGATAAAGAAGCTGAAGAGCGATTTAAAGATATTGCAGAAGCTTATTCTACTTTATCAGACCCTGAAAAGAAATCTAAATATGACTTAAGTAAACTTAAATCTGGTCAAGTTTACGGTGATTGGGGCGGTATGTCAATGGAAGATATTTTCGAAGATTTAAAAGGGACTGGATTCGCTGAAAACTTTGATAAAATATTTGGCGGAGCTTATGGTCAGCAAGCTAGAGGCTCAGACGTTCAAATAGAATTGAATATTACCCTTGAAGATGTTTACTTAGGTTGCTTTAAATCATTTAGCTATTTTGAGAAAGGCCACGCTGGTACTAGTACACAATCGACACCAGTTTCATTACAGGTACATAGAGGTGTAATGGATGGTCAGAAGTTAAGAATAAAACACAAGGGACATGCTCATCCATTAAACAGTCAATTACCTAAAGGTGATTTAATTGTTACAATAAGAGTAATTAATAGTTCATTATTTAAAAGAAATGGAAATGATATTTATTATAAAGCACAAGTACCTTTTTATACAGCACTATTAGGAGGTGATATATACATTCCAGGTATAACATCTGGAAACAAACTTAAAGTTAAAATACCTGAACTGACTCAACAAGGTAAATTACTTAAATTAAAAAGTAAAGGATTACCAATTTATGACCCTGAATATACTGGCGGTTATGATTTAGAAAAGAATGCAGACAGATTTGGTGATATGATTATTGAGGTTAATATAGTAATGCCTGAAAAGATTACAGCTAAGGAAAAAGAACTTTTTGAACAATTAAAAAAATTAAAAGAGTCTAATGATTAAAATCAATGAAAAGCCGGTAGAAGTAAACACACCTAATGGTATTGGAACAATTGAAGATATTATTGTCACATCACTTGGTCACATTCAAGTAAGAGTTAAATTTAACGATGGTGATGATACTACTTATATGAAGTACATAGTTTCTTCTTTCAATGATTTAATTAAAAATAGTGAATTAACAATTGTAAAACTTGAAACAGTAGAATATGAGTGATTTTTTAAATAAATATATTGAAGATAAAGAATTTAGAGAATTCATCGATGCAATAAGTGATACATCTTCAGAATTATGGAAAGATTATAGAATAGTAAAATCATTTAAAACATTATATGAAAATGAAGAGTCTATTAAAAATAAAGAAGTAGATATATCATATATGCTCGAACCAATCGAGGAAATGATACGATATTACCAAGAAAAAGAACTATATGAGAAATGTAGTTTTTTAAATAAAATAAAAAAATATATTTTAAGTTAATGATTATTATAAACGTAAAAGAAGCAGGTAGCTTTGATAAAGCTATGAAGAAGCTAAAGAAGAAATTCAAAGATACTCGAGTTGCTAAGGAATTATTCGAAAGAAAAGAATATAAAAAACCATCAGTAAAGAAAAGAGAAACAAAAAAGAATGCTCAGCGTAAAAATAAATATAACTTAAACAAATTCTAATGGAATTATTATATTTTATTTTTGAAAGTTTTACGCATTTTATAGGCACTGTATTTCTTATTCTATTAACTGGCACTGTTATCACTAAAATAGTGAAAGCATTTAGAATTATTGAAATAAACCAGCAAAATTTACCGCAGCTACCTCAGCAAACGGTCAACCAATCCGTATTTAACGATTTGTTAAAGTTATGGAACAATAAAGGTAAAGGAGACTCTGATAAAAAGTAGAAATAATCCTTCATTTTTGATTGCCCCTAAATATATAACATATATGGCAATTGATAATAAAGATATTATTTCAATGAACAAATCAGAGATACCTAAAGGCGAACTTGAGTTCTTAATGAAGTCAGCCTTTAACACTATACTGTCAAACAAAAATAGAGCCTTACGATATTTTATAATATATGAGGAAGGCGATACCGTGATTGACATTCCAGATAATTTCCAAAACAGAATTCTTTTTCTAGAAAAATTAATTAATTATTTTGAAAGTACAGAAGAGTATGAAAAGTGTCAAGAACTTTTCACATTCAAAAGTCTTGCTAAAAGAAGCTGGGGGATAAAATAAAAAAGCCTATGAGTAGTAAATCTAAGAAAACTAAAAGTAGATTTGAACAAGAAGTTCAATTTAGTAAAAAAGATAATATAACTGAAGTCTTCTCTAATATTAGATTCGGTACCACATTTAAAAATGAAAAGCAGAAAGCTTTCTATAAAATGATGGATGAGTATAAAATAACTTTCTGTAGCGGTTTAGCTGGATGTGGTAAAACACATATAGCTTTATTTAAAGCGTTAGAAATGTTAAAGGACAACAAATCTACTATTGAAAGGATTTACTTAGTTAAACCTAACGTAGAAGTAGGTGAGAAACTTGGTTATTTACCAGGTGACATAGAAGAAAAGTTATATATGTATATGCTTTCATTCTATGATATTATTGAACAACTTATAGGTGAAGAGAATACGCAATACCTTAAAGCACAAAATTATATTAAAAATTTACCTTATCAATTTGTAAGAGGACGTACATTAAATAATGCGTTTGTAATAATTGACGAGTGTCAGAATTTATCTCAACATGAAATCAAAACTATTTTAACCAGAATCGGTTCAACTAGTAAATACGTTTTATTAGGTGATACTGGACAAATGGATAAAACATTTGGCAAAGATAAAAGTGGTTTAGAAGATGCCTTAGAGAGATTTAAAGATTTTGATAAAATGGGTAAATTCGAATTCAGTGAAGATGATTCTGTAAGGGACCCAATCATCAATGAAATCCTTAAATACTACAAAACACCTAAGGAGAAATAAACATTAAAACTTAAATTCGTATAATTATTCAGAGTGAATAGTTATGGAAATCCAATTGGAGAAAAAAGTTAAAATGTCCAAAAAAGTTAAAAAGGATAATAAGTCCACATTTACACCCGAGCAATTAAAATTCATAAAGCATCGAGGTCCAGAATCGGTAATCTTGACAGCTACTGCAGGTTCAGGTAAAACTGCATCTGCGACGGGTCGTTTAGTGTGGTTGTTAAATCAAGGTATTAAACCTCAAAAAATTATATTCTTTTCTTTTACGAATGATGCAGTAAATGAATTAAAGGCTCGTATCAATAATGATAAAGTGGAAATTACAACAATCCACTCTTTCTGCTTGTCTGTACTTGCACGTTCAGGTAAATATAAGAACATTGCAGACTTTCATGATTTTATCAAATGGTTTAAAAGAAAACATAAACCTAAATCAAATGCAAAATGGGAAGAAATTACTAGATTCAATAGAATGGTTGAAAATCTAGAAGAGGACCCAGGTTATTATGCATCTCAAATTTCCAAATACAAAATATTACAAGCTGAAAATACTAAGTCAAGAGTTCCTGACTTCTTTATAGCATATTGTAAATTCCTTAAATCTACTAATAGTAGAGATTTCGTTGATATGCTAATTGAAGTTCATAAAATGAAAGACTATAAGTATTGGGAGAATAACTATCAACATAAATACGATTATGTATTTGTCGATGAGTATCAAGATACATCTTCAATGCAAATGAGAATACTACTTGCGCTTAAAGCTAAGATGTACCATTTAATTGGGGATAGAAATCAAAGTATTTATGGATTTACTGGCTCTAATTGTGATATGATTGAAAAATTATTAAAAGTAGCTAAACCTACAGTTGAATATTCTCTTTCTGTTAATTTCAGGTCTGATGTTGATATCGTTGAACATTCAAATAATTTCTCAGGATTAAAAGCTGTGCCTAACTCTAAATCATCTGGTAAAGTAGACCAGAGGATATTAACTGAGAATGAGGTATATGATATGATGAAAGAAAAAGATGTTGTACTTTTAGCTAGAACAAATGATGTAATCAGGGAAATGGAATTAAAGTTTCTTACTAAGAAAATACCAATGAGATACTTTAATTTATTTACTGAAGACGAATTAGATATTATTAAAAAGAAGAAGGCAGTAACACCTCAATTAAATAAAAAACTTAAAAGGATATTACCTAAAGTTGGACGTGCTGATGATATGATTAAATTCATTGAAGCAAATCAAAATAGTAATACTTTTATAACATCTATTCATAAGAGTAAAGGTAGAGAATTCCCAACAGTAATAGTTGTTAATTCAATATCACCTTATGTTTTAGAAAAGAATGGAATTGAACTTGACCCAAAGGAGTTAAAGAGAATATCTTTTGACCCAGGCGACCCTGATGATATTGAATCTCTTAACGTACATTACGTTGCGGTAACAAGGCCAAAAAATGAACTTTATTTTATGATTTACGACTCAGATAATTTAGATTAACATGTTATACTTATCAATTGGTGGTGAAGGTAGTTCAGGCTATATACCGACTTTAGAATCAAAAATTAAAAATAGTAATTCTAATAAAAAACAAATATTTACAATTGAGCGTAGAAATAAATTATCTGAAAAAGCTAAAAGAAAGAGAAAGCCATTATCTGAAAATCATAAAGATAAACTTAGAGATGCAGTAACTGGTAATAAGAATGGTTTTTATGGAAAACATCATAGTAAAAAAAACAAAACAAGCTATTAAAAATAAATTAAAGGGTAAAAAACCATGGAATGATGGTATTCCAATGAAAGATGAAACTAAATTAAAACTAAGTAAATCTCTAGAAGGTAAAAAATCATGGAATAAATTAGACCCAATTGAAAAAAAGAAAAGGCAAAAAGAGAGGAGAAAATTAAAATGGCAAAAAAAGAAGAAAGAAAACTTAAAGCATTTATGTTAGATTGCATTGAAGCTGGAGTTGACGAGGTTGGCAGGGGAGCTCTCTGCGGTCCTGTAGTTACAGCAGCAGTTGTATTACCAAAAGATTTTGATAATTCACTAATCAAGGATTCTAAGAAACTTAACAGGAAACAACTTGAAGAGGCTTATAAGATTATTACTAAAGAAGCTTTAACATGGGCAACATTTAAACATGAAGCCGAAACTATTGATGAGCATAATATTTTAAATACAACTATTATGGCAATGCATGGTGCTATTGAAGGTTTAAATGTAATACCTGAACATATAATAGTTGATGGTAATCAATTTCATGACTACTACTCTGGTAAGAATTTCGAGAAGATTCCTCATACAACTGTAGTGAAAGGTGATGCCACATATTATTCTATCGCTGCAGCTTCAATTCTTGCTAAAGTTACCAGAGATAAGTTAATGGAAGATCTTGCAAAAGAATATCCTGTATATGGATGGGACAGTAACGTAGGTTATGGTACACAGAAACATCGTGATGCTATTAAAGAACATGGTATTACTAAATTCCATCGCAAATCTTTTCTTGGTAATATAATGGCTGAAATGAATACTAAGCCACTATTTTAACTTTGGGTTTCAAATTATAATTATTATATTTATTAAAATTGTCAAAAATGAGTATTAAGAAAATCTTCGAAGAAATTTCAAATGAACCTGGCACAAATGCCAAAATGGATATCCTTAAAAAATATGTAAGTCACAAAGTTTTAAAGGACGTTCTATACCTTGCAAATTCTAAAAGAATTAAATTTTATATAAAACAAATTCCTGAATATGTTAATGATTCAAATCACACATATTCATTAGAGGAAGCTATTGCTTTACTTCCAACTCTTTATAAAAGAGAAAAAACTGGCCATGATGCAATTGCTTATTTAAAGAATATTTTATCATCAGTTCGTAAAGAAGATTCTTATATTATTGAGCGTATCATAGAAAAAGATTGTAAAATCGGAATGGGTACAACTAACATCAATAAAATATTTAAGAAATTAATTGAAGAAACTCCTTATATGGGAGCTAAATCATATGACCCTGAATTAGCTAAAAAGATTTTCCATAAAGGTGGTTATGGATATTCTCAGATTAAAATGGATGGACGCTACTGTAATGCAATTGTTCGTTCAGGTGATGTTGAATTAGAAAGTAGAGGAGGTGAACCAAGTATTTTAACAGGAGCTAAGTTCTTAAGCGAACTTGCTAAATTCGAAGACTGTGTACTTAATGGTGAGTTAACTATTCCTGGCATTAGTCGTTATGAAAGTAATGGTATTATCGCTTCATTGATTAGTATTGGTAATAAAATATTAGCTGGCAAAAATACAACAAAAGAAATTAAGAAGTTTGAAGATGAGAATAAAATGACTTATCAGCAAGCTTTAGACTCTATTCAATATACAGTATGGGATACGATTACTGTAGATGAATATTTTGATGCAGCATCAGATACTCCTTATTCTCAACGTTTAGAGAATGTTACTAGATTAATTAAAAATGCTAAGTCAACTAAAGTAGTTTTAATTGATTATAAGATTGTTAAAACTTATGAAGAAGCAATGAGTCACTTCCAAGAAGTTCTTAAAACAGGAGAAGAAGGTACAATTCTTAAAGCAGCTAATGGTAAATGGAAAGATGGTAAACCAAACTGGCAAGTTAAGATGAAGCTTGAAATGACAGTTGATTTAAAAATCGTTGCATTTAATTATGGAACTAAAGGTACTAAGAACGAACATTTGATTTCTTCGTTTACTGCAGAATCATCTGATGGGTTAGTTGTTACAAGACCGCAAGGTTTAAAGGAAGAAGAAATGGAATACGTTACTGCAAATCAAGATAAATTAATGCATTCTATTATCGAAACTAAATCATGCGGATTATCACATGACTCAGATGGTAATTATGCATTATTACATCCTGCGTTTGTAAGATTCAGGGACGATAAGAATACTTGTGACTCATTAGAATCGATAAAGCAAATCGAGGCAATGGTTAAAGGTTTAACAAATAAATAAACTATGAAGGATAATATATTTGATTTTGAGAAAGTTAATTTAATTATCAGGTTGGCTAAAACCGTGATAGCAAAATCGGGTAGTTATCGTATAACATGTAAATTAAATGCAGCTGAAGAAGTTGAATTAAGAAAACAGTTTACAGTTGAAACTCAACATAGTATTAAAGATATGAAAGTTTACGTTTTAACATCTAAATAAATGCCAGAACTAGCAGAAGTCTTAATAATGTCGGAGTATATTAACTCCACTACTAAAGGTAAAATATTTAAAGCTCATAGACAATCTAGTGTAACTAAGGTAAAACCTTTTAAGTTACCTAATGAATTTAATAAAGGATTTATAATTACTGCTGAATCGAAAGGTAAGGGATTATATCTCATTTTATCAAATTCCAGCCGGCATGTTAAATTAGCAATTTCTATGGGAATGACTGGTAATTGGACTTTAGTACCAAAGGATGAAATACCAAAACATTCACATTTAATGTTTGATACAACATATGGTCGAACATTATGCTTAGTAGATGTTAGACGTTTTGCTAAGTGGAAATTAGGCGAAGATAATAAAAGAGGCCCCTGCCCACTAAAAGAACACGATAAATTTGTTACTAAAGTAATGAATAGTATTCTTAATAAAAGTAAAGTATTTGAAAAACCAATATACGAAGTATTAATGGACCAGAAGTATTTTAATGGGATTGGAAATTATCTAAGGGCTGAAATTCTTTATAAAGCAAATATTAATCCTTTTATAAAGGCTTCTACAGCTATTGTCAAGCATCCTCAAATATTAACATTATGTAAAGATTTACCAGAAGAAGCTTATTTTATAGGCGGTGGTGAATTAAAAGATTGGGAAAATCCTTATAATAGAGGATATGGCAAAGGTAGAATTAATAAGAGAATGAAGAAAGATATACCTCATGATTTTAGAGATTGGTTACAATGTTATGGTAAGTCTTGTTCAATTGAAGATAGTAAAGGTAGGAAGTTTTGGTTTAATAAAAAATATTTAAAACAAGCAAAATGATTGTTAATGGTTATGAACGTGATTATATTATTCACGATGATAAAAATATAAAAGGATTCTTTGGTGAATATAGATGGTTATCTAATTATCATGTTTGTGATATTTACTTTGAAGGTAATAAATATGGTTCTACTGAAGCAGCATATCAGGCAGCTAAGTCACATGATTCATTTATTAGATTTCAAATGACAGAATTGTCACCCGGTGATAGTAAACAATTCGCTAAAACAATTCTAATTAGAAATGATTGGCATAATGTTAAATATGATGTTATGTCAACAATCGTGTTTGATAAATTTTACAGACATAAAGATTTAAGAATTAAGTTACTTGAAACAGGCGACAAATATCTTGAAGAAACTAATCACTGGGGTGATCGATATTATGGTGTATGTGACGGTGAAGGATTAAATGTTTTAGGAAATATATTAATGAATATAAGGTCTTTTTGGTTAAATAAAGAAAGAATTTTACAAAAAAAAACCAAATTCTTTGTTTTAAATAATTATTACTTCGACTTTTTTTACATTTTCAGTTATCCATTTATCTTTAATTAATTGGTCAGAATTAATATAAAGTTTATATGTCCATTTACTTTTAATTTCTATGAATCTATCTTCAAATTCAAAGTCTAATAATCTTCTACCATATGGTGTATCAATCCATTTTCCCCTTGTTGGCAATACTAAATTATTAGAAATTAAGTTTTTAATATATTTCTTTTCACTTTCACCTTGACATAATATACCATTAACTTTAAAATAATTATTATATGAACTTCCGGTAAATTCTCTCTTCGAAGCAGCTTCTGATAATCTTCTTCTAGTTACTTCACTTCTCTTCTTACCTGAATTAGATATTGATAATTTATTCTTATGAGTTTCTGTCAGCGGTATTCCTTTTTTATATTTAGTATTTGAATAACCCCATCCTGGTTTACCTAAACCTAATTTATTACCTATCATGCGTTTAGAATGTTTAGCAATTCTTTCTTTAGAATGCTTTTTACCAAGTAATGAATTACTTATATTAATTTTACATTCATCTGATTGTTTTTTACCTTTCCTAGATTTTCCAATTTTAAGTTTGACTTCTTTGGAATGTTCTTTACCAAGTCTAAATTTATTACCAGTAAATCTATCTATAGCAGAACACGATCTACTACAGTATTTACCAAATGTTTCATTATTACAATCAGCTTTAAAGCATTTATGCATAAACAATTTTAGTTATTTTAGTATATATCATGCCAATAGTTAGTTTTATCTAGGTATAGGTGAAAATTCACTCGGGAGAATATTAATGGGAGTAAGAGCTTTTTGGCAGTATAAGTATAATGCCGAACCTCAGAATTCTGCAACTCCTTTATTTTAATCAATATATAATCAAAGAATTAGTTAAAATGGAACGTCTTATTGAATCATACGATGAATTTAAAAACTCTCAGAAATTAAACGAGAAGTTAATTAAAGCACCTGATGGTGGATTTAAAAGAAAGGATATCGAAAAGATTCTTAAAAAAGAAAAGGATTGTTCACTTTATATCGATTCTTTAAATAAGACTTATTTTATAACACCTTATATGCATGATTCCGGTAAACTGGAAGGTGCTAATGAAGAAACATTAAAAGCTGCAGACAAGTCAGGTAAAAAGTATGATATCAAATATAAAGATATCAGTTCTATTACAGTCTAAATTTTAAGTTAATTAAATACACTTCTTAGTATTTAAACAGTCTATAACTGACTATATTTAATCACCATTGATATTAAACTATTCTTGTCTTTAAAGTATAATCTTATATGCTAGAAAGAAAAATTACACGCAGAATAGAAAAGATTAAAGTCTTTGCAAATATCTTAGAACAGATATCAACACTTTCGGTTTCTCAGACCAAGAAAGTCGCATGTATTGCATTTAAAAATAATTTCTCAAGTATTTCAAGTTTCGGTTATAATGGAACTTATCCAGGGGCGCCACATAACCCAGAAACTGGCGGAGAAGAATTATCACTTGAACCTGGAAAATCTGGATTTCTTCATGCTGAAGATAATATGATTTCTAAGTTTCGTGAAAGAGACCCTGAGAATTATATCGTATTTGTAACAATGTCACCTTGTAGAGATTGTACAATTAGATTAATTAATTCTGGTTTTAAAGAAGTATATTGGGCTGAAGATTATAGAGAACAATCCCATTTAAACATTTTTGATAAGTGTGGAGTTAAATACGGTTCAATCAATAACTTAATAAAAGAACTGGAATTAAGCCGTGGATGATATTAGATTCAATGCTTATATAGTTTCGATTTGAATATATACTCCAAAGAAACTAATGGCATTAAATGTTAATAGAAGCTGCATCAGCACGTCTAGCAATAGATTTATTAGAATCACTAAGAAAATTCAAACTCACTGCAACTGAAATTAGGGTTAGCTTTATTAATAAGGCGGGGAATACCAAATTTCAAACATTTAGTGATATCGAATCCCTAAAACAATTTTATACTGATAATTATTTACGCCTTGTAAATGGTAGAAGAGACCCTTTTACTAAAGATAGAAGAAAGGCTCAACTTACACCTCTTGTTAACAATGGTATTATCGTTGGTGTACAATCAGTTCCTGTTAACGATTCTAGAATTCCTGGTTTTTGTGAACTTGGAAGATTTATATCTGTTGAAAGTTTTAGACTTCAATCTAGTACTTTTAATTATGATGCTGGGTTTATAGTAAAAGATGTTACAGGTAATTATACAATTGTTGATAATATAAAAGCAGATATCAGAAAGAATAATACCCGTACAACTGATGTAAGTAGACATAAAGAAAGTGTAAAATCTTTCATTAATGATTATCAGAAAATACTTAAAAAACTATTCAGAGCATATAATGCAAATTTATATGTTGATTTATGTTATGTTGAAATAGGATACGTAGAAGAATCAATTTTATTATATAATTTGTTTTTTGCACTGGTAAAAGAACGCCTGGACTCCGGTTTAAGAATAAGTGTGCTAGAAACCAGATTTTTAAAAAAGATAGAGTAACACGTTCGATAAATAAATAAATATTAAAGGGAAATGACTCCACTTAATGAATTTCTTAAGTTAAGAACTGAAAATATACGTGAATTGACACATCTTGAATTGGATGAGAATTTCCAATATGTGTCAAACCCATGGAAAGCAGGTAGAGCATACAAAGAAGGTATGATTGTCTATTATGGTGATTTATCTACTGGCGGTTCAGGTACACTTTCATGGTTCAGAGCTAATCAAGATAACGGTCCAAGTAATTTATTTGACCCAAGTAAATGGGATGCTATTGGAGCAAATGCCCTTTCTGGTTCAATCTTTGTTAAAAATGGACTAAATGTAATTAACAGTACTAGTTTAATTGAATTTACAAATGATTTCATTGTAACATTTACAGGTAACACTGCAACTGTTGAATTAAATCCAGGGGCTGTTGGTTTCTGGCAACCAAGTCCTTCAGATACTAGTACAATATATTATGATGATAATGTTTTAATAGGTACTGATACACCAATTAATCCTAACTATCAACTTACTGTAGCAGGTAATCAAATTATAACAGGTAACTTAACAGTATCTGGTTTAATTAATGGAATTAACTTAGTTAATTTCTTCAACGATTATAATGTACATACTCATACTATATCCCCTGTAACATTAGCTAATTACGCTTCTTTATATCCAGATTCAAACGGTGCATTAGCTGACGTACAAATTAATACAGTAACATTAGCTACTGACCAAGTTTTAGCATGGGATAATTCAATTAAGAGATGGATTAATAAATCATTATCAGTTGGTGCCCATTCATTAGGTTCACATACAGATGTTGCACCTTCAGTTAGTATAGCACCTTTAAATAATCAAATTTTAAGATATAATACTGGTACTGGTAAATGGGAAAACATAACAGTAGTAACAGACCCTTCAAATGGTTTCTCTACTGCTCCTTTTGCTCACAACCATGACACAAGATATTGGACTAAGACTCAGTTATTAACTAACTTAGGTCCAGTAATTAATTATGCAAATATATTTGGTGCTCCTGCAGCAGGCGCGCCTACAAACGCGGAATACGTTGTAATTAGTACTAATGCATCTCTTACAGATGAAAGAGTATTAACACAAGGTACAGGTATTACAATTGTAGATTCAGGTGCAAATGGACCTGTAACTATTAATGTTGAACCTAAAACAACTAATCAAAAGGTTGAAATTTCATTAGATAACGTTAGTATTGGAGTTCGTTCCAAAATTAATTTTGTAACTAGTCCTAATATTACATATAACATTACTGATGATTCAATTAACGATGTTGTAAATATTGAGATTGATTCTAGTACTTTAGCACCTGTAAGTGCATCATATGTAGTAATTGGTTTAGACCCTACACTTACAGATGAGCGTGTATTAACAGGAAGTTCAAGTATTAACATTGCTGATGGTGGTGCAAATTCACCTGTTACATTAACAGTAATACCTAAAACAACTCAACAAAAAGTTGAAGTTGCTTATAATGGTACTCCAATAGCAGTTAGGTCTAGAATTAATTTTAATGATACATTAACAAATGTAACTTATACAATTACTGATGACCCTTTAAATGATTCAGTTGATGTAAATGCTAACGTTACAGTTGTTGCACCAGTAACATCTGTTAATACATTTACAGGTAATGTTTCATTAGGTATATCTGAATTAGATGATGTTGTAATTGCACCAGGTAATTTCCCTGGAATAGGCGTTGGTTCACCATTAAATCCATTATCAAATATTTTAGTATATGATGATGATATTGCTAAATGGGTTAATATTCCAGCAAGTTCTTTAATAGGTGCTATATCTAATATTTATTTAAATGATTTATTAGATGTTGAAATATCAGCAACATCATTAACAGACAAACAAATTGTTTATTATGACCAAGGTTCTGGACTTTGGGTAAATGGTATGCCATCAGATATTGATGTTTATACTATTACTGAATTACAAGCTGGCGCATTAGATAATTTATATTATACAGAAACTGAATTAAGTACATCGGGAAGTGGTGCACAAATACATTGGAATAATTTAACGAATGTTCCTTCATTTGCGCCTGCAACTCACTCACATTATTTATATCAATTAATTGATGTTAAAGATTACTCAATGAATCCACCGAATAACGGTGATATCATTGTATGGAATTCAGTAATGCAATATTGGGAAGCTCAACCAAATGCAGGTGGTAGTGGTTTTTCTACAATTATAAATAACTATTCAGGGCTAGGAAGTTTCTCAAGTTCTATTGATGAAACAATGACTATTTCTAATACAGTACCTCTTAAATTCCAAAATGATAATGGTATTATATTAGAGACAGATACTGTAGATAATATAATTAAAATAGGTGTTGCAGTAGATGGTGTAACAATTGGATTTAATACTGCAGGTGAATTAACATTCTTAGGTCAATTAGGTGATTCATGTATTTCATATACAATTCCTACACTTATTGCTAATACACCTTATACTTTTACTAATTCTACAAATACTGACGATTTAGTATTGACTATATATGATGAAAATGGATATGTAATTGATTTAGACATACAGGTTACACCTAGTAATATTACTATACAGTCAGCAGTAACACTTAATAATGTTAGAGTTGTACTTCTTTCATGTGGAGGTGGTAGTGGTAGTGGTACAATTGATTTATTCGGTGATTTAGTAAGCAGTACACCTACAGACGGTACGTTTACAGACGGTGTATTCCAATGGAATGATAATACAAAAATCATCGATGCATTTGATGATTTAAATGAATTATTATCTTATTTAATACCACCTAAAGGTCCAGCGCTTTCTGATTGGACTGGTAGTAAAGCTGGTACAAATGTAAATGGTAAATTAAGTTTCGATACATCTAGCCCTATTTCATTTGCTAGTTATATTGGTGCAGATATAGCACCAAGTACACCAATATCAGTTGATGGTACATGGACTGCAAGTGGTAAAAGATTAGGTATTACACCATACGCTGGTGATGTTACAGGTGTTTTAAACGACCAAGTAACAGTACATCCTGGTTTACCAACACCTGCATATGCAGCAAATACATTTGGCGATGCAGACCAAGGTGAATTAAGACTTTATGTAAATGGTATATTAACAAATACTTTAGATTTAACATCATCTGTTAATACAATTGATACTACTTCAGGTGGTACCACAAGTGGATTTATAGTTTCAGCACAAGTACCTTCATATTTTGCAACAGGCGGTGGATTTGCAACTTTCCAAAATAGAACAGGAACATGGAGAGTAGTTGATAATGATATTAATATTGCACAAGGTTATAACTATGCATATGTTATACACTATAGTACTTCATTTACTAGAACTTTAGCTAGATTTGAATGGATTGTAGATGATAATACTACACCTACTGTTATATCTTCACCTAGTTTACACAATTTATCAATGACAGGTAGTAAGAAAATTTCAGGTATTGATTATCATACAGGAGGTACTGCATTGTATAATGTTACATTAGATAATTTATATAGAAATACTTATTATGCAGGCGCTGATGCTATTACACATACTGGTAATTCAAATTCATATGGTTTATTATTATCAGCAGCCCAGCAAGCATTAGGTAACTGTTCAGGTAATGAAGCATTACAGGTTAATATTGTTAATAAAGTAGCAACTATTACGTCTAGTGGTATAAGAATTATTAATAATTTAGTAAGTTTAAATACTACAGCTAAGAGAACTCTACAAGGTACCGTTACAGGTGGAAGCTCAAGTATAAATAATATATTATTAGATAATTATACTAGTACTTCAACTTTAACACTAGAAACATTTGATATTGAGACTTATAGATTAAATGATAATTCAAATTATGATTTAGTTTCTGATGTAAGTAATCCTAGTAATTTATGGGATTCTACACAATCACTATATGATGGTTCAGTAGGTCATACTACAGGTTTACAAGTTATAGATGGTAATTTAATTTACCCAGGTAATCATATTTCTTATCCAAGTGATTTTAGAACTAGTTCTATTATTAATGGTTCCATATTTAATAACGGTGGTACAGGAGGTACAGGTAGAAATTATAATTCATGTTTAGGTACAAGGACATATATTAGATACTTTAGACAAGTTTCACCTACTACAGGTAACTTTGTTATGAAAATTGATGGTACAGGTGGTACATTCGTATCTGATACGACTACATTAACAGGTAACAATATACATGTACATATTAAAGGTCCTAGTGAAACAGGTTGGATGGATGCTTATGATGATTTCGTTACTGGTAACTTTAATGATGGTGATGGAGCAAGAAGTGCAACAGGTGGTTCAGGTAGAGCATTTGGTGTTAACTGGGGGTTAACAATAGGTACAAAAAATACAGCTAATACAGGTGGTTATATTTTAGTTAAAATTACAGTAGGTGCATCATTTACAGGTAGTTTTGATAAAATAACTTGGACATTCGCTTAAAAATTTATATATAAAAATATGGCATTATTAGATAGTACATTATCACTCATAGCCTTTAAACAGCTACAAGGTAAATCAATGACTGACATCAATAAAGGTGTTGGTAACGAAGCTGAGGGGATAAAACTGAATGTAGATTCTAGTACAATATTCATTAATGAGATTGATTCTATTCCAGCAACTGCAGTGTTAATGGGTGTAGCAGAATTTATTACAGCAGATTTAACTTTAGATGGTACATCTAATAGTCAAGCATATTTTGCAACATATCCAATTGGACATCCTAAAGCAGGACAGAGAGTTATAAATGCTATATCTCCTACTTATGGCGTTGGATACGAAGCTAAACCATTTGCAGGTGTTAATCCTATACCAGTAAATGACCCTATTGATTGGATTTATCAATATCAATCTGGTATATTTTACTTTCAGGACCCAGGTTCTTTAGCAGGTACACCAACTACTATTGATTTATATGTTTATACTGGAGAATTACTTTCAGATATAGTAGGTAATATACAATTACAAGAACTTGATTGGCAAGTTACTACTGCAGACGATTTACAAATGATTCCTACAGGTGCAGTATTACCAAACTTAGACGATTCTAATGATTTAGGTTCTAGTTCATTAAGATGGAAAGATATTTACTTAGGAAGTAAAATTGATTTTGCAACAGACTTAGAATTTAATAAGACTGGAAGTAATATTGCAACTATTGATAATGATGGTATTGCAATTAGTTTAAATAAAACATTACGTTCATCAGCGACTAATAAATCACAAATTAGTTTTGGTATTAATGGAGATGAAATTATTATATCTAATGACGGCGGTGCACTTAATGATGCATATGTTATATTAAATACACCTAATATTTCAATTTATAATACAGACGGTGAATTTAGTTCATCATCTTTAGGAATGTTACTTAGAAATTCTACTAAGATTGAATCTATGATAGGTTCTACAATCATTACTGAACAATCATCAACAGGATTTACAATTAAAGGTAATGCATTAGGTAAATATGAAGTGCAACCTGATACACAACCTGGATTTGATGATTATACAATAGTTACAAAGAAATGGGTTGAAGATTTATTAGGAGGAGCAGGAACAGGTTCAGGCGGTAATATACCAGTAGATGCAAGTGGAACTAATAATTATATAGGTGTATCAATAACAGGATATGGACCTCAAACAGGTTATAGTCAAGATTTAATTTATTTAGTTACATTTGCAAATGATAATACAGCGCCATCTACTTTAAGTATAGATGGTTTACCAGCACTTGATATTTATAAAGGTGATGAGATTTTAGGATTAGTACCATTAGATGCAGGTGATATACAATCTGCTATTATTTATTATGTAATATATGATGGTACTCAATTTCAAGTGTATGATACTAACCCAGCAGGTAGCGTAGGTACTTATACAAATTTAGCACCTAGCACAATTGCTGTCGGCGGTGTACCAGTAGGTACTACATTTAATAATATTACATATACTAACTTGTTTAATATGATGTTTTATCCATATATTCAACCTCAATTTACAAGTTTTTCAATATCAGGACAAGCAACTACTTTAGAAGTAGGTCAATCTATTGCAGCAGGTGCTAAAACATTTAACTGGACAACATCATATTCAAATAATATTAAAGTTAATACTATTAAGATTAGAGATTTAACAACACCAGGTCAACCTTATTTAGATACTAATACAGTAGTAACACAAACGTCAGGTTTATTAGTAATAGGTAGAATTTATACCATTAGTGCATACGTATCAGGTGATAATTTCACAAATGTTGGTGCACCTTCTAATGCAACAGGTGTTATATTTACAGCGACAGGTACTACACCTACTACTTGGACGAATAGTTCTACATTAATATATGATGATGGTACAGAAGTTGTAAACTTTGCATCACCTATAACTAGAACAAGTGCTGGAACATGGTCATGGGGTATTACAGCTAATAGAACTAATAACTCATTGATGTCAAGAAACTTTAGTGTATCTTGGTTATGGAGAAGATTCTATGGTACAAGTACATTAACATCATTGACAGCACTTGATATACAAGGTTTAGCTAATAATGGTTTAGCTAGTTCATATGCAGATACTTATACGTACGCAGCAGGCGGCTATAAATACTTATGTATACCATCTGCTTTCTCTAATCCTGTTTTATTTAGAGATTTTAATACTAATTTACAGGTAGCGATGGCAGGACCAGCTGAAGGTTATACTATAAGCAATGGTAATGGTTATTACTATCAATTAGTATCAGTTAATAATGGATACGTAACACATAACTATGAAGTTTATAGAACTAAATATCAATTAGGTGGTATAATTAAAATTACAGTAACATAAAGAATGGCTGAAGTAGTAATAACAGGAACCATAACAACGTCAGATGATAGTGACGTATATGCAACACATGATGCAGTCTATGGTAAAGGCGGTCTTAGAACCGTCGATGACATAACAGCAAGAAATGCTATCACGATAGAGAGGAGAACTGAGGGCATGATGGTGTTCGTTAAAAGTACAGGAACTTATTGGAAGTTACTGCCCCCACCTTGGGCTTTTGATAATACTGACTGGGATGAATTTTTAGCTGGCGCTAATCCGGATAATATAACTATTACAACTAACACTGCGGGTGAATTAGTAGCAGTTAATCAAGTTCATCCAGATAATGTAACAATTATAACTAACACTGCAGGTGAATTAGAAGTAATTGGTCAACCTGCTGAATGGGGTATTAAAAACTTTATTACAGCAACAGACATTATAAATGTATCTCCCAATTATCAATATTTAGTTTATGGTAATTTGACAATAGAAGGTATTATGAATAATGAAGGTGAAGTTGTTCTTATTAACGGTACAGTTATTTTACAAGGTGCTGGTCAATTTAATAACATAGACTTGGGTTTACTTAAATTAGTTAATTTAGCAACAGGTATTAGCATGAATGCTACAGTTAAGACTTTCTCAACTACAGCATTTACCCCTGTTACAGTTAATCATGGATTAGGAACTAAGGACTTTACTTATAATGTAAGAGAAGGTAATGATATAATAGAAGTAAGTATAACACACATTGATGATAATAATGTTTCAATTACAACATCAGCTGATGTAACATCCGCTAATATTGTATTCCAATCTAAATTAGTATAATAAAACATGACTAAGATTATTAAAAATATACCAGAACATGCAGCAGTTGGGGTTACACCTTCAACACCTGTTGCGGGATATAGTAAAATTTACCCAAAGTCTGATAAAAAATGGTATATATTAGACGACACAGGTTTAGAAAAACCAATTGGTGGTAGCATAAGTGGTACTTTAAATTATATTCCAAAATGGACACCTGACGGTGAAACTATAGGATTAAGTCAAATTATTGATTCAGGTACTGAAGTCAGAGTTACTTTATTACAAGGTACAGGTGACAGAATAGTTGAAGCCAATTCAAATGGTTCTATTACTGCAACTAGAAATTTAATATTAACGTATGCTGTACCAAATACTGAAAAATTAAAATTAGAAGATAGTGGTAATTGGGATGTTAATGGTGTTTATACTGGTACTGCTATTACTGGAACATACCAGGGACAAAAACATTACGATGATAACTATTTATATGAAGCAGTAGGAGATAATATATTTATAAGATTAATTAGAGGATAATGAACATTCTTGGTAATAATAGACATAGAATTAGAAGAGATGATATAGTTTATAGTGGTTCATATAGCGGCTATTTTACAGGGGGGTTAGATTATAATTTTAATCTAAATACACCTATAAATGGATTCTATTTACAAACGCCTTATACTAGTGACCTTGATTTATCTACAGGTGATATCGTAATTGAGGCAAGATTTAATGCTACATCATTTTCACATGTTATGGCTATACTTGCAAAAGACACATATGGTTTAAATTTTGACTGGGGTTTACTAATTGAAAATTCAACAACGTTAAGATTCACTACTGCAATGACATCACGGAACTTGTATGCTACAGTGCCGACAATGAATATTGGTCAATGGTATCATTTCAAATTTGAAAGAATATCAGGAGTTAATACTATTTATTTAGATGGTGTTGCTTACGGTAGCAATACTATTAGTATTACTAATATGAGTACTATATCATTAACAGTTGGTTCAACAAGTTATAATAACCCAGGATATCATTTTGAAGGTTACGTAGATAATATACATGTTAGTAAAAATGGAATTGATGTAATTAATTTAGATTTTGAAACATTAAATTCAAACGACCAGTTTGTAGATAACACAGGAAGACTTTGGACTATACACCCTGAACCTTATGTTAATTTAATTCCAGAATGTTTAGATATCGTAAGAGATGGTTTAATAGTATTTTATGATATGGTTAATATTAATTCATATGATAGAATAGGTTCAGTCGTTAACAATTTACAACCTTACCCATCGGCTAACGGTAATTTATATAATAATCCAACATTTACTAATGATGGTGGATTATCATTTAATGGTACTAATCAAGCACTTATTTATTCAAATGATTTTACTGCTGCATTTACAGTAATTACATTTGCTAAATCTAATACTAGTACTTGGAATGAAAACGGTACGTTAGGTTCTTATAGAGGTGCAAATGGTTATATTTTACATGGTAATCAAGGTACGTCTTTAGTTAATTTGAGAGTTAACTCATCAATTGATACATATACAGGTGGCATTCAAGTTTCAAATATTCCTGTTACTAATATATTATTACCACATATGTATGCAGTATCATCTAATGGTACAAGTGCTAAAGCATATGTAGATGATAATGAATTTATAATACCAGGTACTATATCACCTGCTAGAAATACTAGCACTGGTTTAGTATATCTAGGTGAAGATTCACCTAATTATAATTATAGATATGGTAATGTAACAATATATATTCATATGTATTATAATAGACAATTATCATATGCTGAAATGAAACAAAATTATAAAGTAATTAGTACATATTTTTAATGATAGTAGGAGATTTAGATATAGTAAGAGATAATTTAGTATTACACCTTAATACTATTGATAAAAGGTGTTATGACCGTTTAAGTAGTTATTTAGTTAATTTAGCAAATATCAGTGAAACCGCTAGTATACAAAATTCAGGTTCATTTAATACGACAGATGGTTCTATAAATCTAAATGGTGGTACAAGTGATTATATAACAATTGATAATGCTTATACACCAGGTTCAGGATTTAACCCACATGGATTACAAGAATATAGCTTTTCTTTATGGATTAAAAATGATTCTAATACAGGTGGATTAGTTTCATGGTATAAAGCACCTGAATATAGTGATTTTGGATTTGAACTTGAATTATTTAGTGGAGTTTTATATTTTTTATTTTCAAGTGGAATATATGCTACATATTCTTATCCAACTACTGGACAGTGGGTTAATATGTGTATAACTTATGATGGTACAGTTTCAGGTAATTCTAATAGATTAAAACTCTATATAAATGGTGAACAAGTTACATTATCATATTTCGGTACAATACCTAGTTCAATAGATGCAAATACTGATACATTAGATATAGGTTTAATACAATCAGGGACCGGTGATAGATTTATTACAGGTAGTTTCGGTCATTTATTAACATATACGTCAACATTAACATCTAATGATGTTAGACAAAACTATGATTCAACAAGAAATTGGTTTTTATAAATAAAATAAAAATATAAAATGTCATATAAAAATATACAAGCACAAAGAATTAATGGATTAGCTGCAGAAATTGCTGCCGTCGGTGGCGTTACAGGTAGTGGTACATTAAATTATATTGCAAAATGGACCCCAAGTGGTATTGTAGTTGGTAATAGTATCATCTATGACAATGGTACTAATGTAGGTATAGGTACAGCTTCACCTTCAACTCAATTTCAAATATCTACACCAAATACAAGCCAAGCAAGTTATAATTTCTCTGTAGTTAATGGTTCAGATGTTATTTTTGCGGGTTTAAATAATGGTTATTTTGGTATTAATTGCACTCCAAGTAAACGAGTTGAAATATTTGAGAATAATAATACAGATGAATTTATAAAATATACAAATACATCTAGTGGTTCTAGTGCTAGAACAGGTTTGAATATAGTAAATGATTTGAATTCAAATTTATTATTAATTAATACATCATCAAACTATACTCCTTATGGTGCAATGGAATCTAATAAAAGTGTATTGTATAGCGGAAATGATTTGGTTTTAATGTCTGATTTAGGCAGTCGTATGATTTTTGCTACAGGAAGCGCCCCTGCTACAGAAAAGATGACATTGCTATCCAATGGTAATTTTGGAGTTGGAGAAACAATACCAACAGCAACTATTCATGCTAAAGGTATAGATAGTACTTCCTCAAACTATGCTTTAAAAGTTAATAATTCAGCTTCTTCACCTCTTTTATATGTTAGAAATGATGGTAATGTAGGTATTAACACAAGTAATCCAACTTCAAAACTTCAAGTAGTAGGATTAGCAACCTATGTTGATAATTCGGCAGCTATTACAGCAGGTTTAACAACAGGAGCCTTCTATATTAGAACAGGTCACGGATTAGATATAGTAGTCACAGGAGGCGGTGGTTCAGTAACTTTAAAAGTAACCAA